TCCGTCAAAGGTTTTGTTCCAGAAAGCCATTTCTTTACAGAATTCGACATCTGTTGCAAAAACTTCTCGTATTCTTTGACATTACTAGACTTCAATCTTTCATTATGAGAAATATGTCTAGTATGTATATCTATGAGTTCTTTTGGAGTACTTGGCATTTTTAATCCTCGTCATCATCTTCTTCAAGATTTGGAACATTCAACGTACTTTTCCATTCAACTTCTTCTTCAACTTCTTCTGGTGTTTTAGACTCATCGATATATCCGTATTTTTGACACCAAGCAACATAATCTGAAAATGGGATGACTCCCTGCAGTAAACTTGCAACAATTTCTTTCAAATCAGCAGAAGTAGCTTGAGGTTTAACAAATTCTTGATTAACTTTATATTCAATATTTTCTTCAGATGTTCCCATATACTTAGACATCCACCATAGACATTTTTCATAGGCTTCACTTACATTTGAAGCAATTAATGAAAGCACACTATGACGAATCTCTTTTTCTCCTTCAGACTGAGACGCAGTTTTTACTGCGGAGCCAGGTTGCAGAAACATAGCACCAAGACCAATCATCATATTAATCTTGTCCATCATTGCTTCTTTCATTGCTTGGTTCGGTTTTGCTTGCGCGAAGCCAAACTGCTCTCCAGAAGGCACTCCCAGCAAACGTCCTGAACCTACGTACATATTTGCATCTGACATCATTTTCAAGTACTCTTCAGAAATTCCACTCATCCATGGTTGTATCTGACCCGCAAACCATATAGAATCTTCGTAAGACGCTGAATTATTCCAATGTCCGATATTTATTCTTACAATATCTAAAGAAGGAGGTTGATCAATAATATACGTATTTGATTCAGCTCCTACAAAAATGAAGGGAATTTCATTCCAACTATTTCCTTTACTATCTTTTGGAGTATAGTCTTCAATAAGTGTCCATTCTGAACTATTTATTGTTTTTATCCATTTTTTAACAATATAAATATTTTCTTCAATAAGAAGTTCAAGACGAACTTCCATATCTTCTCCGTCGTCATCTTGCTCTGTGTAGCTTAAAAGAACTCGTGAGAGATAAATTTTTGCTCCATATGTTTCAATTGACCAGTCTACGATCTGAGTCGCATCAAATTTTTTAACAGTTGAAAATACTTTAAGATTTTTGATATCTAACTGTGAAGTATTTCCATCAGTTTGTGGAAAATCAACCCAAAGTCCACATCTTCCTTTTCTTATCAAATCTTTACATACATCTTGAGATTGCTGATAAATACTCAATCCTTTTCCATCAATGTTTTCTTTTACGTATTCAAGACCTTTTTCTATACTAAGAGCTGGTTCTTTTCTAAAAAGCATACCAAGCATCCCTCGACAAGTATATCCTGCAACTGCGTAAAATACAGCTCTTTCATAATATTGTTTGTTTCTTAAAACATTTTCATCTGACAGATCAAGAGGATTCAATTGAATCAAATACTTTTTCAAATTGTTTCCGTCACAAATATCATCAATTTTTTCCCAAATAGGAGAAAATTCGTCGTAGTCTTTGTGAGTTGCATCTAAATCAATCATTAATTTTCTCCTCTTAAACTGCCATTCTTATTGAAGTTAAACCAAATTGCGGTTTTATAATTGGAAATTCGTAAGCAATTGGATACCCAGTTGCATCGTTTTGATGATCATGCCCTGAAGTTTTATTCGGAAGTCCGTCTAATCCATAATTTTGTTGTTCTAAGCAATTTGCAACTGTCGGACATTTGTCTACGTTCACCCAAAGTTCTTTATCTTGAAATTGCTTGTTTACTGACATTACACGATCTTTAATATAAGGATTAGTTTTATGAGTTTTTATTGAAAATCCTGCATTTCGTAATAATTTAATATCAGATTTACTTGCATCAAGAGATTTACGACTATCTCCAGAAGCATCAGGATATATTGTAATTTGATGATTTTTAAATGTATGTTGAATTTCTTTAATCATTGCAGGAGTATCAAAAATTTCTTTAAACTCATGAACAGCATGCCATCCATCTTTTCTAATTACGTAAACTGTTGCTGCCATATGTTGAACGTTAAAGTCCATTCCAATCTTAAGTGGTTCATTCTTTTTGACAGTTTCTTTAGAGTTGTTCTCTCTACGATCAAAAGCATAATAAACAGTCCCAGATTTCATATTTACGAACTGTCCATTCAAATACGCTGCAATTAATTCTTTCGGGTACGCTTCCACTAAACTTGGTATATAGTCAGCAGGTAGGTTCTTCTCGTTATCATACGTACTTGCTTGAATTATTGCGTACCGTCCCATTTTTGCTGGATCATCATTCAAAGCCTTGACAAATGTCTTATACGTGAACAAAAATCCTTCTGGAGTCGTAGTTACATCAATTGTATTATTAGCATTAAGATACCTCATACGAGCGATAATTTTACGCCACGCAGTTGTTGCTCTTTCTTCAGTTAGAACATCAATTTCATCAATAAGAGCATGAGATATTTTAAAACCAATAATAGATTGAGGTCTTTCCATTGAACGACAGATACAAGTTCCTCTGTATTGACGTCCTGTATAAAAATGTACTTCTTTATTTCCTTCTTTAATCTCAACAGTCGTATTCATGAGATACGCAACTTCTTCGATCGTCGGGTAAAAAATGTCACGAATTTGAGGATAAGTAGGAGCAAAGTATCCCTGGTTCATTCCTGGGTTCTGAAGAAAATTTTTACAAATATCGACAGAACCCACAAATGTTTTGCCAGAACCGTATCCTGCAACAAAAGCTTTGAATCTATGCTCAAGATTCAAAAATCTTGCCTGCGGAATTGTGACTTTAAATGTCATTTTACTCGACCGTCTTCAACAGGAATTTCAATAGACACAGGAACAGGAATCGCGTCTTCAGTAGAAAGTCCTGCATTTTTAGCTGACATATAAGCAAGAGCCCAAGGCTCTTTAAGAACAAGAGAAGTCTCGAGCTGAATATCAAAAAGATCTTGAACAAGCTGTTCTTTTAAAGAAGTTTGAACTTCAATTTCTTCTTTCATTTCAGGAACTTCTTCACAAATTTCAGTCAATTGTGCTAAAGATACGCCGAGCTTCTTGGCAATTAAACCTCGACGACCTTTGTACTTTTTAATTATTTCTAGAACAGACTCCATAATATTTACTGTATCATAATTATACAATTTTGTAAACAATTATTTTTTAAAGTATTAAAGTATTGAAAACCATTGATAGAGTAGCTTCTCGTTGCTTTAATAGTTAAAGCAGGACTTAAGTAAGCCTCCCAGAAAACTTAAGCCCTGCGCTGTCCGTTAACCAAAAATTTAGCTTACTCAAGTGCAATCAGCGAAAGGAGGAGACTGATTTTTCAGCTAAACGTCCACGGAACCGGGACTCTTCGAAAAACAAGAGAGCATGAACTCTTACTTAGTTCTTGTACTAATTCGCGTAAAACTCTGGCTCAATTTCGTACTCTGCGTATAATCGTTCAAGAGCTTTTGTCAGTTTTCCCGAACGAGGATACGTAGGACATTTTGTACTTAAAGCTTTTAATTTATTGTAACTTGATTTCTTAAGCTTTTTTGGCTTCGGGGCTTCAGAAGGATGCAAGTATGGCAGATGCTCTTTTTCAAGATATTTTGCCATATTATGTAAAACTTTTGGGAGCTCTTGTTGAGAGACTGAGTATCTGGCACAATTATTTTCAATTTTTCCCAAAAGAACGTTGCATGAACGACAAATAACTCCGCGTATCTGTCCCGACCCTTTTACTTTTTTTGTATGCTGATGATCAAGACACGGATTATTGAGCTTTTTCTTGCAAATCGGACAAATTCCTTGCTGTTCATGAGATAAAATTGATCTTATTGACTCAACATCAGCCCAACTGAGTTGTTCTACTTTAAAATTGTCTGTCATATGCGGCTCCGTTGTGTTTAACAATGATTCGGGTAAATTTAAGGGTTTGAGTATAAAAATATTTTAAATATGGATTCATTCTGTATATGTAGACGGCCGATACAGACTTATCCTTATATGGTTATATTAGGATAAAATTTTAATCCTTAAATGTAATATTTTTTGCTAAACCTTAAATTATATAATAAATTCAATAACTTATACAATGTCTAATTACTTTAAAATATTAGACATCGCGTCTTCGTAACCATGACCGTAAAAATGTTTAGCAGAACTACAGTAATCCCACTTTCTCATCTCCATTACTTGTTCCCAGGTAAATTTTTGCTCTTTATCTTGACCTGCTGACAAAAGTTTTTCTTGATAAGCCCAGTGTGCATTGACGAGATCTTCAATTCTTTTTTGATGTTTAGAATAAATACTTTCAGAAGTGTAATCTGAGAGCTCTACTTCATGATTATTCTTTTTAATCGTATCTTTCTTTTCTTTTGAATTTTTTATAACAGGAACTTTTTTCTTTTTTCTGTTTTCGATGCACAACGGACAATTGCAATAAGATGGATGAGTTGAAGTATTTACTAATGTCATTTTAATCCTCCCAAACTTTTTTTCCAGTTATTTCTTTGTATATCTTTCTAGCTAAATCACCGCGATCTAACAGTGTCAAGCTCTTCCAGTCTTCTTTTCCGTAGTATTTGACGACTCCAAGAAGATCTTGAATTAAAGACTGAACTTTTTTGTATTCTTCTTTATACTCTTCAGAATTTGTTACAGATGTCATTTTATCTTCCTCCAGTTATTTAGATCGCATTCCGACTCTAACTTCTAGAGAATCTTCCCAGCCGATATGAAAAAAGCAGCCCGGGTATAATTGAGTAGTTAATTTTTTACCTGATTCGTATGCGTTCTTTTGAGCAGATCTCTCTCCCTTAGCAGGATACACATTAGGTATATGCTTACATTTTTGTAAAGTAGGGTTAAATGTCCAGTGCATTTCTCCAAGTTTTCCAAATTTAGTGCTTTTAAGATTAAAAGGCTTGTTTGTATACATATGTCGAGTAAGAACAGGATCGCTAAAATGACGTAAACGAACTTGATGACTTTCTTCTAAAGCTTTTTTTGATCGTTCTAACCATAACTCATCTTCGCTTACAAATTCCCAGTCGTCTTGTAATTGCAACCAGTACTCTTTTTTAGACTCAAATGCGAGATGTGCTAAAAAAGAAGTCGATTGACCAGTTTTTAAAAGATACGGAGTAATAATCGGATCGATGCCATAATTTTTGTATACTTCAATTGTTTCTTGATCTCCTCCATTTGTAAGTCCGATTATTTCATTTAAAATGTAATCTGGAAGACTTGAAAGAGTTCGATCTAAAAGTTCATGACGAGCTCCAGAAAGCATTGTAACAACTACATCGTTCATTCTTGGAACAAAGTGCTCAGGAAGATAGTTTGTAAGAATTATAAGTCCTTTTTGAATCTTAGTATAATTTACATTTAGATTATACTCATTTTTCCACTTTATTGCAGCTTCTTGCTCTTCTTTCCTGTTTCCGTCATCTAGCCAAATTTCGTACTCATCATTTAAATACGTGAACAACCAGTCAAAAATTCTACTCCTCCCTCCTTCGCCTGTTGGGGGACCGTCGATCAAAACGAAGTCAATTCTTGGAAATTTATACAAATCCACTTCGTAAATAGGAGGAGTTCCTACAAGAGGTGCATGCACTAGATTTACATTTTGTTTCAAGTTTCCGAGTAAATTTGAAGTTCGTTCAAAGTACTTCAAATCGTGCTCTAAAGAAATCACAGTAGCTTCTGGATTGCTTTTTGCGTAGTTTGCCAGCACAACAGTAGAAAGTCCAGAACCGCACTCTAAAACAACTTTAGGTTGTTTAACGTGAAGTCTGTAGTCAATCTCAGCAAGTGCATCTGGAGTTATAGCCCAAGGTGTTTTTGTTCCGACTTGAGATTTTACGAAGTCGATGCTACCAAATTTGTTCATTTCTACTCCTTTTTAAAATTTGTTTAATTTTTTCTTTGTCATCTTTATTATACACAAGTTCTTTCCAGAGCTCGATTAAATAAGCTTTTGCACGATTTCTGCAATCAGAACCAAAACACGTCTCTTTTGCTGAAGTCAAAGAATCTGAACGTTTGACCCTGTAATACATTGCAGACTGCGTATAGTCGACGTTTCCTACTAGCCACGGGACTGAAGTTATAATTGAGTCCCAAGCTATTCTAAAGTTCGGATTTGTCAAATTGTACTCGATTAAGAACTCTCGTCTCCAAAGAGCTGACATGTGAGCATGCCAGATTAATTCATCAGTTCCATTCCACTCTTTAATTCGTTGTACTCTTTTACTATAGTTTATCTGAACATACTGCGCAGCAAAAATTACGTCTGAGTCGGGTTTTTTAAGAAGTCGATGAACAAGAGTCGTTAAATAGTTTTCTGAACACCAATCATCAGAATCGACTGGAACCCAATAATCAGCGTTTGAAAGATCATTTACAACTAAGTGATCAATTGCGTATCTTCCGATGTTTTCTTCAAGCTCGATGATCTTAAGACGAGAATCATTTAAATCTCGTATCTCATTGATTGAGTTATCAGGATCTGCGTCAGAAACTACAAGAAGTTCAAATTTTGGATAAGTCTGTCTTAAAATGTATTTTACAGCTATTCTCAATAATCCTTTTGATTTGTAGACCGGAATAGAGACTGTAATAAAAGGAATATCAACTTTTTTGTACAAAGAGCTTTCTACGAACTGTTTATAAGTTTCTGTGTTTTCTTCAGCAGATTTAAAAACTCCTTTATTCATAAAATAAGAAGTCATTTTCTACTCCTTATTTTTTATTCAAGAAGTTCGTACATATTTTTCTGAATCTTGACTTTAGTCTCTTTTTCTTCTACTTCCACTTTTGATTTGACAAGATTCATCAATTTGATTGCGTCCTCAACAGAAACTTCTCCTCGCTGTAAAAGCTGAATAACTTCGAGAGAAGTTTGAGCTTCAATCTTTCTAGTGCTCTGAGCATCTTTTAACATCGGTTTCACAAGATCAACAATTTTGTTTAATTCTGTGTGATCAAAAATAAAGTAATTTTCAGGAAGACCGAGTTCACGAGCTTTCTCTTCGTCTTCGATAACTCGGTTCTGAGATGCAATGATCCGCCACCTCAATAAATGATACGTTGTTTCCACCAGTTCATCTACGATGTCCGATAAATTAGGCTTTCTGGTTTCTTGAGCGTCTTCGACCATTTTCTTGATCTCCTTTGCTTCTTGTTCGTTTGCGGTCTTGAGTTAAAAATCTTTTTTGGTCTATTTTTTAGACCTATTTTAAGGTTTAGCAAAAAATATGAAGTTATTTATGACATTTTTGTCATATTGTCACATTGTGATATCATTTTTAAGGTTTAGCAAGCGTATGGCTGTAGATTTATTTATTTTTGTCATTTTATTTCCTGAATATTTCCTGAAAATTTACCAATATTTGTAATCATATCATATATATAGATAATAATATATATAAAAATAAATAATTATAATAAAAAAGCTATAAAAGTGAACGCTCGTTCACCTCTTGCTAGCTTTTAACAAATTCTTCAGCGTGTAATCCTTTACTCATATGGCCACCCATGGCTATCAAAGTGAAAATTTATTTTTTCTAAAACTATATGTAAGTTATTGATTTTATTAAGGATTTTATCAATAATTTACTTTTTTTTTTCTTTTCAAAAATGAATCTAAGTTATTGATTTTATTAAACATTTTATCATTATTTCCAAGAAATACTCTAAAAATTTATTATTTCCTTTTATTTTTATTAATAAAATCAAATACTTAGGCTACTGCGTATCTATTTATATTATCTTATTTGAATTAATTTTCCTCTAAAGCCGTACTTTTTTACGCCTTCTTGTTTACTAATTGTAAAAATTCCTCGTTCTCGTAGTTTTTCTTCTAATATTTTATCAAACTCAGGCGAGCAGCTTAGAATTGAATATAAATTTTTAAGACTAGAATTTGATTTAATTTTAGAATGAATGAAACTCCATATTAAAACGCTATCCCTTCGCATACGAAGTGGAGTTTGTTGAAGAACTTTAGTTTTTGGAATTTTTTTAAGTTTAGTTAAATCTACTTCAAAAAATGTTTCAACATAATTACAAATCGAATAATAGGGATCATTTAACTCTTTTTCTTCTTTTTGTTTTATCAAATTTTCTTCATTTTCTACTTCTATTAATTTTTCTTTAATTATTTTTAATTCTAATTCTTTTGCTCTTGTTCTCAATCCCTTTAATTTTAAACTTTCATACTTTTTTTCTAGTTTTTCTCTTTTTCTTATTAAATCAATTTTTTTATTTATTTCATTTATTTTTGTTTTAATATAAAAAGAATTTCGTTTTTTCTGTCTTTTTAATAAATTTTTACGATCAGTTTCTAATTCTTTGCAAAGTCTGTCTAAACTCATCCTCTTTCTCCTTTCCTTCTGTTACCTCTCCTGACGTTTTTGACGTTTTTGGTACATCTTCCTTCTCGTCTCGTACTTCATGTACGCCTCTTCAGCGTTGACAACAAAAATACCTCTTTTCTCGAGCTCGTCATCTAGACATTCTTTAAATGCTTTATCCTTTTTGATTCGATGATATTCTTTGTGTCGAGCTAGAATTTGACTTAAAGCATTCCACATCAGAATATTATCACATCGAACTCTGTAAGGTGTCTGCTGTAAAGTTCTTGTACACGGAATTTTTGCAAGATCTCTTAAAGGTAACGAAAAACACTCTTCAACGATGTCTGCGCATTTTGTCAGATTTTCTTGGAAATTCATCTACATCTCCTCTTCTACATCTTGTGTACACATATCAATAATGTACATCTTAGATCTTTCCATTAAACCGATGATGTAAGTAAGATGAGCTGAATTGATGAGCAAGTAGTGGATTTCTCCCTCTTGAGTTCGATAACAAGCCATTCCATGAGTTATTTTTCCATTTGCAACTAAATCAGAAAACTCTTGTGCAGCGTCAGCTTCCTTTTGATTTAACTTAATTATTTCAGACATTTAAACCTCTTTCTGAATACAAAGTGGATTTACAGACTCATACATTATATTATTTCCGTTACTGCCGCATTCACGAGGTTCAAGTTGCTTAATTTGTTCTTCTGTTAGTTTAATTTTCACAATTCTACGACAACCAGAAGGAACTGAGCATCCGTAATTTGATTCATTAAAAGCTGCCCAACTATCAAACATTTCAACATAAAGATACATGTCATTTTCCATTTTAGTCTCCTTTTCTTGTTTACTTTCTACATCCTCTGATACATCTTACCTCTGAATCCGTAACGAATCTTAGCTTCAGTATCTGTTACGGGAAAAATGTCAACTGCTTTTAATTGCTCTTCTAAATCCCGGTGAAAACCTTTCGAATCTTTCATATTCCTGTACTCTTCAGAAGAAGAAGCTAATAATAAGTGGATGCATTTCCATTTAAGAACTCCATCTCGTCTCATGATAAGTGGAGTCATTTGTAAAGTCTTCGTTTTCGGCTTATTTTTGAGCTTAGTCAAATCACCTTCAAAATAGCTCTTAATTCTAGCTACAATTGCACTCATCGGACCTGAAGTTTCTCCGTTTTCTTCTCTTCCTTTATGAGCTTCTAATTCAGCTATTAAACTTTTTTCTGCAATATCGAGATGAGAATTCGTAATTATTGGCATCAAAGGATTATCAGCGATTGCTAGTCTAGAAGCATAGGCGGGAATTCGTTCGTATAGTCGACCATAAAAAGTGTAAGTAAAGTGCTCGTTGTTTTTAGCAGCTTCATTTTCTTTTTCTAACCACTCTTCTGCTCTCTTTTGAATATACGAAGGATCTTCGTACTTGCAGTGGATCCAAGATTCCTTTGGAAGAGGTTCTTCAACATTTTTACGATGATCCTCAGAAGCTTTTTTGTACATTTCAATTAAAAGAGTCCTTACTTCTTTAGAAAGAGAAGTAGAGCAGGAAGTATTTTTAGGATGTTTTATAGGATCTACAATTATATGACTTCGACGACCAGCTACTCCTGCTATAGAAGTCTTATTTTCGTAGTCAGCGATTCCTTGAATTTGAGCTACAGATTCTCTGATTGTAGTCATAGCTGGACTAAACATTGCAGGAATTTTATCGTTCTGACCTCCCGAAGAAATGTAGCCTCTCGGTCCACTTTCAGTGCTAAGCTCAAGTTCATATAACATAACTCGTTTCATATCACCTGCTTGAGATTGATCAGACTGGCCTGATTCAGTTCTCATAGAAAGCAAGGAGCCTGATTTTTGAAGTTCTTTTACAAGATTTTTACCAGAAGTATAAAAATGACTTCCGATAAATTCATGTGAATGAGAACCAATATCAAAGTTATTAAGAGCGAATATACAAAACTTTTTAACATTGCTTTTTCCTATAGTAGATCTTCCAGTTAAAAGAGCTGTTAAAACAATACCTCCTTGATCTGGAGTGCTGTAAACTCTACCGCCAAGAGTGGAAATCAACGCATGAGCTGCAGTTACTGCAATCTGTCGATTAGGAAAAATCATCCACTTCATACATTCTTGAACAATTTTTTCGAACATTCCTCCTTGATCTGGATATTTTGTAAAAACTGCTTCTTTTTCTTCTGACTCTTCCCATTCGCAGTCTTGAACTTCTGGGTTGCAGTATTTCTTCCACGCAGAATCAACAAGATCATCAATTTTACTTTTATTCTCTTTCTGTCTAGCATTAGACATATCATAATGATCTGTTAATTGGTGGAGAATTGCTTTTACAGCTCCTGGTTTTAAACCATCTTTTATGAAACCCATCGCAAGATCACGTGTTGCTTCGTGTAGTCCTGTATTAGGAGCTCCCTGTTTTATAATTTGAATCATTGATTCAACAGATCTGTCTGTTTTTTCCGCTTCATCACGATCGTACGTATCGGGAACGCCGTCTACAGCTGTAAATGGTCTGCCATTAAAGTACGAGTAATACTCAAAAAGGCCATCATCAGGATCGTCTCTAGTCGGCAAATACCACGGGATCGACCACGTTTTACTTTCATTAGATAACTTTAAATCAGGATGATTGATTTCTTTAAGAAGATGCATCATCGAAGCTGTTAACTGGCGTTTATCTGTCATTTTACACGGAATGAACAATCTCCATCTAATTTTATCAGGCGGCTGATGAGAATGCGTCGTATAAATGACATGTGTATAATTCAACTTTTTAAGAATTTCATGAACTTCAATAGGTTGGACACATGAGTTCTTATCAGAATGTGAACTATCTCCATCGAATGGAAGAAGCCACGCTGATTTTTGAGAGACATTATTTCTATGATAGTGGTCGTTATATTTGTATGAATTTGGATGCTGTTCTCTGTCTGCGTACGTTATGCTGTAATCGTCGCCAATAGTAATGTACCACTCGTTTTTTGCTCCTTTGCGGCAAGTTTTCAGATACTTAGTACAAAAATCTTGAAATGAATCTACTTCTCGTAAAAGGAGCTCTCCTGTAGGTCGATTTTTAAAACTTGAGCCTATAAATATCTTCATTTAGATCAATCCCTGTTCTTGAAGATATTTTTCAGCTAAAGAGTGCTCTTGACAACTTGAGTAAAATTTTAGTTCAGCTTCATAACGAGCTAGAACTGCATCTGAATACAGATCAAATGTTCCGAGATGAACTCTTTTTTCATTTACGTTAACGTACGCTTGAAATTTGTCTCCTTTTGACGAGACTCCGGGAATTGTGCCTTTACGAGGAGATCTGTTTTTCAAATTGCAAGATCTTGTTTTAAGTTGAAGATTTTTCCACTCATTATGATGTCTGATTCGATCTTTATGATCTACATCAAATCCAAGTGGAAAGTAGCCTTCCATGTAAAGCCAAGCTAAACGATGAGCTGGATATTTTTTTTTATTAATGCCTACAAGTACGTAGCCAGATTTCTTTTGAATACAACCTGCTACTTTATCTTTGTGTTTTCCTGTTTTGTGAATAAATTCACCTGTAAGTTGGTTGTACTCTAAAAGTTCTTTAAGCCGAGATTGGGTCAATTGTTTCAATGGTTTCTCTGTATTCATATGTAGCCGCCGTTGAATTAGGATTGTCTTTTAAAAACTCATATTTTTCTTCAGCTAAATATCTAGCCATTACAGCTTCTTCAAAATAATCGTATCGACCTTGATATCGATTTTTTCCGTTAACATAAATATACGCTTTCCACTTTCCTGTTTGATTGCAAAAAGTGACTCCAGTGACTCCAGATGTATTTGTAGAACGTAGAGTTATTCTACGAGCTATACAAGTTTTAGAAACTTCTTCTATATTGGAGTACCGTAAATTTTGCGGATTTCCATCTTTGAAAGTTAAAAAATGTTTAGGAAAATGACCTTCTTGGTGAAGATAGGCTAAAATCTGAGCATAATAGAGTTTTTTATTCAAATGAATAACTACGTAGCCTCTTTTTGTTTTTGTCCCAATTTCTTGATTGTGCTTGTTGTAAAACTTTCCAGAAAGTGGATTATATGAAAAAAGAGAAAGAAGATTTGAAATTTCAGTCGTAGTGGTCATACTCTTTTTCCTTTCTTTTTAGCTAAAGAACGAGCTACCCAACCTGACTTGTGATGCATTAAACGAAACCAAAATGAACGAACGACTTTGAGACAATTTTTAATTGTCCACTGCCTATGTTTAAGTGGATTAAGTGGAAAAGACTTAGTTCGAGGAAAGAAATAAAAATCAAAAAGACGAATCGGTAAACAAAGTCGGTAATAAAAGATCATTTAAACTCCTTTAAAGTTGGGAAATTGAAATAACACGTTCTCCTTGTTTTAGATCGTACTCAATTACTCGTAACGCATCAGTTATTCGAAGAGCTTGGATTAATCGAGTAGTCTTGATAACTGATTGCAAGTTAACAATTTTAGCAGAATAAGTTTTTACTTGAGGCGAATTTTTATCAGGCGGGTTTACAATGTAAGATTTGATCGAAGATGAATTTTTTGTCATTTACTTTTCCTAAAAAAGTGGGTTTAATTGATTTTGTACTGTAAGTTCAACGGCTTCTTCATCATATGCGATTTCTTCAGGGATGTGAATAATTCCAAAATCATCAGATCTAGACGTTTGACATTCTTCTAAATCTTCTTCAAAGCACCAAAAGCCATCTGGCCAAAAATAGATCTTAGTCTTGCCTTCAAATTGTGTCATTTACTTTTCCTTTTTGCTTTCTTTATGGCCTCCGATAAAATAATCTCTGATCTCTTTTTGAACTTTAAGACGTTCATTGATTTTGAAGTACCAACAAACGAGTTCACGACAAATAAAAGTAATAAGCACAGAAAAAATACAAAAAATAAGCGCGATCATAAAAAGTTCATCTCCACGGAACGAATACAAATTCATGTCTCCTCCTAAAGGTCTAAGTCAATTTTTAAAAAAGTGGAAAGACACGAGCACACAATTGCTACGAGTATCTCCCAGAAAAATATTTTAAAAACTTGCATGTAGCTGAGTTCGGGATTTTTAAACCACACATAAAAAATGTACGAAAAAATTAAAATACTGACAATAGCAAGAGTAAATGAGACAAAATCTTTAAAAAGCTTAAAAAATGTTGAAAATGACATTACTAGATCCTTTTGAGTTTTTGATAATTATGTATTAAATAATACTATATTTTTAATGGAAAGTAAATATTTAAAAAAAGTAGTAAATAAGTAATAAATTCAATAACTTACGCAATTCGAGATTATGCAGTAATTTTTATAAAAATGAATTTGCGGTCATAATGTTCATAATGTTCATAACGTTCATAACGTTCATAACGTTCTTCATAACATTGAAGATTGTTATGAATTCGTTATGAATTCGTTATGTGAGAGGAGCACGACTGCCTTACTTCTCTCACTCATAACGAATCGTTGTAACGTTATGAGATGTTATGAGATGTTATTAGATGTTATGAGATGTTACGAGAATTTATAACAGTCTGCATGCAGTAAAATAAAGTTATACTTATACAACTTTTATTATAAATGAGTATCATGTTATGTATATAACTTTTGTTATAAATGAGTATCATATTATGTATACGATTAATGATATAAATGAGTATAATATTATGTATACGATTAATGATATAAATATCTTTTACGAAATAAAAATGATTTACAAAATAATTAAAATTTATGAAATGAAAATGATTTACGAAATAAATTAAATATATTATTTGAACTGCGTATATTATTTGAATTACGTATATTATTTGATTAAAGTTCATTGCCTAAATATGATTTAGTAAATAAATAATATTCAGGCAATGAATCAGATTCAGGAAGTAAATGACAATTTTTGTATAAATGACAATTTTTGTATAAATGACAATTTTTGTATAAATGACAATTTTTGGCTATTTCTAAAATATCGCGATAGAGGCTGAGTTTTGTCAAATATATAGTACCCTATTAATAAGGTTTAAATCGGCTTCTATCCGAGTTCTGCCTATCGTATTTCATAAATTATCGGGAAAGGTATGATAGACAACCATTTCGCATTGGTCTAAAAAATAGACCTGTGAAAAGGGTTGATAGATAAGGATGTTACCTCAAATTTACTTCAGAATATGGTATACGGCCGTTTAACGGACTTTTTTATCGTCTTAATAGGTATACCTGGGTTTTACTGTATATCAGCGAAACGGCCGTCTACAGCGTTAGAGGCATATACTTCTGCAATGCAGAAGCGCGATACGCTGAGATTTTTCAATACCTATATGCACCTATTGGATTTGAGAAAAACTTCAAAATCCGAGTCCTGCTATGCTTCTGAAATGAAACTCTGATAGAGACTGATTCGCACTTTTCTAATATAACTATATGAGGGCACTTAGATATCAGCGAATCCGCATCCTGTATATCGTCTTTCATAAATTTCCACTTTGTAACGCAATAAAATGTACGTTACATTTGATCTCACATTTGCGGTCTAAAAACTGTACCAATCTGTACTGATCACTACAAGTCGGTCTTTTTTGTAGACCTATTTTATACCTTATTATATAGAGGGGCAAAAAGTCAAACGGTCTAATCAGTAGACCAATTGTCCTGAATCCGATTCATTTTATATTTCTGATTCAAAATATACTTTTCATTTACTAAAAAAAGTTATTTACTTACCTATTTTACTATGATAGATTGTATTCAGGATAGGAAATACCTAATCCGGGAAAGAGGATCAGGGGAAACGGATCCAGTGAGTAAACCCCATTAAAAACATCTTTCCACCAGCCGAGGGAAATTAAGACCATAGCCGCTCGGGCCCATGACACCGGATCATAGCCTTAAACAAGGCCGCGGTAAGTAAATAAGACGAAAGGAGGAAACACTGCGGTACAGATACTAGACCCGCACGATGGGATTTTTGGAAGCCAATACTCCAAGTCAAAAATTTGAAAATCAGCTGAGTAAAATTTTTGGAGCAAGCCAAAGGGATATAATTAATTGTTAGTTACATTTTTTATCCGGTGGATATTTTACCACCGCTGATGAGGCGCAGATCGCCGAAATAAAAAATGGGCTAACATGCCCCAAGGAGATTATCATGACAAAGGCAAACAAAACCGCAAAAGACGTTGTCAAACACGAAACTTCCAAAAACGAAAAAAATTCTGTCAAAACTTTTACTCCTCCTCGCGGAGTTGATAAAAAAGTTTATGCTGAAGCACTGAGCACCATCCGCCTGGGAAAAAAGGACAATAAAACGGATGACGAGATCAAGGCATTGATCCTCACTGGCGGCGTTCCTTTTAATAAGATCAACGCCATTTTTACTAAGGCTTCAATTGATCTTGGTTACATCGAGGATCCGAAAGCTGTCAAGGAAAATATTGACAAGGAAGTTGCATCGGCTGAAATCAAATTTGATATGACTCGTGAACAGCTTGATGAAATTGCTGAAAAAATCACGAAGAAAATCAAAGGAGCGACTGAAGCAAAAGTTCTTTCAAGCATGAGAAAACTTTTCAAAGACAACAAGAAAAAATTTCCTGCTGTCATTCGCGAGAAAAAAGGCCGGATGGGCGTTGTCAATCAGACATTGATCGACGTCTTTGCCAAGAACAAGGAAGCTACAAAAAAGGATTTGTTCGAGGCACTTAAAAAGGTAACCAAAAACGAGAAAAATGCTTCAGACTACACCGAAGCCTGGTACAAAGTTTGCTGGGCACTTTCACACGGCAAAACTTCTGAAGAGACTTTGAAAAAAGTCGTAAAATAAACTGCAATTAATTCAACACCGAGGGCGGTCACTACGGTGGCCGCTCTTCATGTGGAATTAATTTTTAATTTTTTAAACAGGAAAAAAAAGGAGATCGACATGGCAAAAATTAAATTTAATACCGGACGTTATTACGCTCCGGAAGGACAGATCATTGAGGCAGAAGAATTTGGGACTCCATTTGATCAAGCAAATTTATTTCGTGATGAGCAATGGATTATTTTTAACGACATCACAAGACAGATCAAAGGTAAAATAACTTTCTGCCGGTTAAACGAAACAGACATCATGAAATGTTACGACAAAGGATTTTACGAACAAGGATAACGAGAACCAATTCCGCAGACGGCCGTTTAAGACCGATTCAACATATCCTTATATTACCCTATGGATAAAAAAGATCGTCTTTAAACAGCCGTCTGTGGAACTACTTTTTTCGTTATGCATAACGTTATGAGTTCATAACATTTCGTTAAATTCGTTATGAGTTCATAACATTATACATAACGTTATAAGTTGTAAGAAGTAGGACTGCATTGCTTCTCTCACTTCGTAACGTGCATAACGCACATAACGTCTTATAACAATCTTCATCAAGTTGAAGACCGTTATGACAAATTTGTTATAACGCACATAACGCGTTATAACGCAAAATAGGAGGCAAAATGGAAAAAGACAAATTTCAAGAGTATAGAAGTTACTCGCTTTTTGATGAAGATTTAGATATTAGCGAACTTGACGATCCTAGTTTACTAGACGTTGACAAATCTATCAGAAATTTACTTAACAGCAAAAATGAAGAAAACACAGATACTTTAACAGAAATCTGGAACAGGAGATGGAAATGAAATTTGCTTTTTATTCATCTGTAGCAATTCTGATTTTTATCGGAGGCTACAATGTAGGACTTCGAATTGGAATTGAACGAGAAGCTTATCGAGCAGCTCAGTACGAAACACTGTATTATCAAGCTATTCAATGGCAACATACTCAACCAATTCCGCATATTTCAAAAAACATCAAACTCAAGGAGAAAGCTAATGACTAAAAAAGAGGCAATTATTTTGATTCTTGGCGATAAAGCTAAGTACACAACAACTCTCAATTATGCAGTTAATTATTGTAGAGCCGCTCTTACAATGGAAGAAGATTCTGAAGAGTTCAGAGTTCAGGTTCTTTACATTCTTTCAAATCTCAGTCACTGGCGCCATCCTCGAGCAAAGGAAGTTCGAGAAGTTCTTAAAAGTTGACTAGGTTGACTCTTTATCAGGACTTTCCACTTAGTGGAAGGTCCGAATAAGTAGTTGACTAGATGAACTTATAAAAAGGAGAAAGCATGGAAATCACAGATCGCAGAAAAATCATTGACAAAGTCGTAAAGCTTCTTGCACTTTCTGAGAATAACTCTTGCACTGCAGAAGCAAAAGCTGCTAAAGACAAGGCAGCTGAATTGATGGCAAAATTCGATATCTCAGTTTCAGAAGAAAATTCAGATTTGAAGTTTGAAACTCATAAAAGAACAATCACCAGTAAAGCTCCTTACAAGCATGATAAAATACTTCTTAATGTTATTTCTAGATTCAACGGAATCGTTTATCTTTCACAAGAAGGACGAACAAAAGGAGCCAATATCTTTGTGGGAAGAAGATGCGATGTAGAATCAAATGACTATATGATGTTTGTAGTTCTGAGTCAACGCGAGACTAAGTGGAAAGAATTTAGAAAAGAGTTCAAAGCAAAACACAAATTTTCTCCTGATAAATCTTTTAGAGCTAATTGGTTAAACGGTTTTAGTCTTGGTGTTCAAGCAAAATTAAGAGAATTAAATGAATACAAAAAGATTAAAATTCAAGAATACGAACAAAAACATGGTCTTGTAGTTGTTTCTTTGTATGATCAAGCTATGAACGAGTACACAAAAACTTCTAAAATAAAGTACTCTAAGTCTAGAGGAATTTCATACAATGACGCCGGATTTAACGCAGGTAAAAGTACTCAAATTCATAAAGGAGTCAAACAAGAGCAAACAACTAAAATGATCGGATAGCAAGTTAACTTTTTATCAGGACTTTCCACTAAGATTTGGGGAAATATGATTTTATCTCAAGTAACAGACAACGAAAACGGGACTCGTACAATTCATGAGCACATTGAAAACATCGTATGCTTTGAAATTGGTCAAGACGGTCGAATACTATATATTGCAAAAAATGATCTGACTCAAGTTTACGAAGTTGAAAGAATTGAAGGAACTAGAATCACAATAAAAGGAGATTTTAAATGAGTCGTTTTGAAGCCTGGTCAATTAGATTTTGTATTTTCATCGCCGGGATTATGGCTGGTTACGCCTGGGCCTGGCATCATTTTCATTAATAAGGAGGTTGTTATGGAAAAACTAACAAAAATACTGAACGAATCGGAAGAAATAAATACCGTAGAATGGTTAGAATCTCGGCTTAGTAGCATTGAAGAACTACTTGAAATAGATAAGCAATGCAGAGCTCTTGGACAACCCCTGTACGAACATCTGGCCAAATGCCTTGAGGAGGCGGACTATGACGGCATGTGAATTTCTTAAAATGATGGATCAAAAAACTTGGGAGTTCGTAACCTCAGATAACCCGCCAAGAACTCCCAGGTTTTACAATGATATCTACCTTCTGGTAGTATCAAGGTGGCCCTGGGCAAGGAAACACTTAAAATAAGCCTCACTGACGAGCCGTAGACGGCGAAACCTGGTATTGGAGGATGCCGGGTCTGAGGATTTTAACCAACAAGAAAAGGAACCAACCATGAGCGTTGAAAAGCACTTGAATAATTCTGTGGAATCCCTCCGCACTGCAATCCGGCTTCTTGAAGAAAAGGCCGCCGCTTTTTATTCCGAAGACGACAATTATCGTGGCAATATCCATTTTGATGCAGCCTCACGCCTTCGCGGTGACCTTGACCGTCTGATTATCGGTCGTGATTACATCACCTTGGCTATCAAAAAATAACTCCAACAAGAAAAGGAGAACGGACATGGAAAACGAAACCGGCACTTTTATCTGGCAGAAGACCGACACCTGCGATTATTTTAAACCCGTAGCGGAAGTCCCCTTGTGCTAGTATCACGCAGACAACCATTAGCAGCCGAAATACATCGGACCGACGAAAGCCCTACTGTGAGTTCTGCGAAAGGAATAAACGGATGCTCGCCAGCAGGCGGACGTATTAATCAATTGATGGGAAGTGACGGAAAGAAAAAGCAGGGTCATTGTGAGTTCGAATCCCACCTTCCACTTTCAAGATAACACACAACCAGTAAGAAAAGGATAGCAGAATGTCAAAAATTTCTATCGAATTCAATGCAAACGCTTCGAATTCTCTAGAATCGATTCTAGAACTGCAGAATAAACTTTGCGAGTACTCTAAAAGTATGACAGAGTTTCATTTGAGTTGTTTAGAAAAAGAATTTGATTTTAGAGAAATTTCACAAATGTTTTTAATGAGTATGTACAGCAGGTGGCAAGCATCCTTAGGCGCTGTGCTATGCACAGGTACTTTAGAACTTTTACAAGAAATGGACGAGTTTTTTAAACAAATTTCAAACAAAGCTATTGAAACTAAAAAAGGAGAATAAAATGGAAAAAGAAATTAAAGAAAGAAAAGTAAGAGGACAGTATTGCGGAAGATTAATAACTACTGAATCTAATGTATTTTACTCAAGACCTCATTTTTGTTTAGCAGATGAAAAAGGAAATTTTATTAAGTTTTTTATCTGAAAAAGTTGTACGAAAATTAGGTCTTATTTGTCCTGATTCTAAAAAAATAATCTTTAATCAAAAAGGATATGTAGGGCCAACTAGAGGAGCTGTTGAAACTAAGTAGTTAAATATCCTGAGCATGACGTTAAAAGGCTCATTCTGAGGATAAAATGAGTGAATTTTTTGAGTAGTTCGATGCTTTGCCAGACCGCTATTTTGTGTACGCTTTTTGTTTGTCTTTGGGTTCGACATTGGTGGGTTAGTTCATGAGTTTAAAAATCATAGATAAGGAGGATATGATGGCACATGAAAAATTGCAAAAGCAGTATGAAGAAGACTGCAAAAACTATAAAAGACCATGGGAGTTGTGGGAATTCAAAAGTTCTAGGTGGCATACTTGCATGTATAGCCCTCAATTTGCAAGCGAGTGCGAGTACCGCCGCAAAGAGCCGCCCTTTGAACCTGAATACTTCTCCGGCCTGAACTGGCCGAAGGCTGAGAAGCTGGTAGGGAGAAAAATAGAGGTATCAAACGATGGTGATAAATGGGCAGGCCCATTTATGTTAAAAGGCGTATCTATTTATCCAGTTATATCACGCTTTGAACTACAATCTGGTCGATGGACATACATCAGAACCTGCCCCGAAACATACGCCCACCCAACTATCACAATCAGCGGAGTGGAGTTGCCGAGTCCGGAGATTGAATCACCAAGATGCGGGTGCATGGTATGGGTTTTCACACCATTTCATCCTGATGGATATTACGAAACAACATATCAGGGCTATTGTGGGGAAGAAATAGCCCTTAAAAGAGGATTTGTTCACCTCACCGAAGACCGTGCCCAGGCATGGGCAGACTGGTGGGAAAATACCGTGATAAAGGCGATGAAAGGGGAATAAATGAAAAAATTATTCATAACAGATACATTAGATATTGATTGTCCACCACAACATTTTAGATGTAAACAACTTGAATTAGAAGAAGATATTTTGAGCTTTATTGATATTGCTGAAAGCTCTAGGTACGTCGTAACTCCTGCAGTTAAAGACAAAAAGAATGAAATTCCTATAAAGCACATTTCAGGGAGACCTAATGTTTTTAACAATAAAGAACAAACTTCTTTAGATAGAAGTTTGATTTTAGCAATTTGTCCTTCTTCAAGTTTTGGTTATAACGCATTTTCAGTTCATAAAGTAGGAGATAAAAATGTTTAAATATATAAAAATAATGCTCTTCTATAGAAAAGAACTTGATCAATTAATAAAAAAGCAAAGAGAAGAATTTGAACGTCTGAAAAGAGAAGAAAAAAAATATAATTTGAATTTGTGTAAGAAACATCAACAAGAACGTAACTTTTCCCACTACTCAGAGAAAAATTGTCACTATTGCCAGCTACAGAAAGAGTTAGAACTTTGTAAACAAGAAAGAGGAGAAGTTTAGTGAATAGTTTAAGAGGCAAATGCAAAGAAATGTCAGAAGAACTTGTTAAAAAAGATCCAACTTTAACTTTAGTTCGAGGCTGGTACTATGAACCTCTGTGGAACAAAGACGAAGAGCATTGGTGGACAAAAACAATTGAAGGAGAAATCATAGACCCTACTGCTTCTCAGTTTCCTTCTGGAGGTATTCCAGAATTCTACACTGAATTCGATGGGACGATGTCTTGCTCTGAATGTGGAAAGAAAATATCAGAAAAAGTAGCAAAATTTGCTGGCAGATACCCTGTATGTTCAACTAAATGTGCGTTAAGACTTGTAGGACTTTGAAAAGGAGACAAAATGGGTAAACCAAAAGTAAAGCTTATCGGTGAAGATGGCAATGCTTTTTTAATCATGGGAAAAGTAATTAAAGCTCTAAGAAGAGCGGGTTTTTAGTCTGAGTACATTCAAAAATATAAAGAAGAAGCGATTTTAGGAGACTACGACAATCTTCTTCGAGTCACGATGGAGTACGTTGACATAATTTAACTTCGAATAATTATTTTGTATCTTATTTTTATACAATAAGATACAAAAATAATTATTTGAAATTAAAAATAATTATTTACAAGTTCAAAATTTTATGGTATTATGATCTCATAAGTTTAAATACTTGAAAAGGATAAAAATGAACGAACTTAAGCATGACGTTAAATCTCGTCTTGATTTTATGTGTAAAAGAAGCCCTAACGCTCCAACTCAGACTGAAGAAAAAGTCTCTAGAAGAAAAGCGTTAGAAAAAGGTTATAAAATGTATTGGAATGGAACTCCGTGCGAACATGGCCACGTTTCTGTTCGGTACTCTTTTTCGGGTCGTTGCAGAGAATGTTATAGATTATGGAGAGCAGAAGAAATTTTATATTCTGAAATTTCAAAAGATCCATTAAAAACAAGAAAAACTAAGAAAAAGGAAGAAAAATGAGTAATATAAATACCAATAAAATTGCTTATCTTGAAGTTGGGAATCAATGCTTTTGTAACTGTGTAATGTGCGATATTCATAAAAAACCACATGAAAAAATTAACTTCGACGTATTTACTTCTCGAGTCGATAAACTTATTGAAAACGGATTCAATCAAATTCGTCTTGCTGGAAATGATCCTTTAACTCATCCTGATATCATAGATATGATGTTCTACATAAAAACGAAGACAAATATTGTACTTGATATTACAACAACTCTCTTGTCCCCAGATCCTGAAGTGATACGATATACTTCATTAGCTGACATTTTAAGAGTTTCTCTTTTTGCAGTTTACGATGAGTACGAAAAATTTTACAATGTCAAAAAATTCGAACTGTTATGCAATAATCTACGACGTTTACAGTATTTTAATACTCTAATTTTTAATTATACTATTGTAAGTGGGAAGAATGTAAACTATTTAAAAGAACATGCTCTTGATTTAGTGAAATTTGTTAAAAATCATGTTGATTTTTTGTATATTTTTAATATTTTTCCCTCAATTGATTATAACTCTCCTATTTTATCTTATGATGAATCTTACAGAATATCTTGTTTTTTAGATATTCTTGATATGAATTCAGTAAATTTTACATACATTAACCAGAAGTACAAAAAAATGTCTTCATGTTCAGTTAACTCAAAATCATTATACATTAGAATAAATGGAGATGTATATCCGTGTTGTATGGCTGGCGGAGAAATTGGTCAAGAACTTTTTCCTGAACTTTTGCTCGGAAACATCGATAAAGATTCAATGGATTTTTTAACTACAAAAAAGTTAACTAATCTAAATAACATAACGTGTGATTATTGCACACCAAAGTACTGGAGGTTACAAAACTATCATGATTGAAAAGTTAATTCAGTGGAGAAAAATGAGTGATGATTTAAAAAATCTTAAAGAAAAGGAGGCTAAATTACGAAGAGAGCTTTGCGGAGAGTTTCTTAAATCAAAAGTTCCACCCTGCAAAAATAAGTTCGAATATGAAGGTCTTGAAATCGAAGCTGTTCAGGGTGTTTCTTTTAAATTAGATGAACGTGTTGTTGATCAAATTTTTCCAGATCTTTCTGATGAAGAAAAGAATGCACTTAATTTTAAACCCGCTCTTAAACTTCGTGAGTACAAAAAATTGCCTGAAACAGCGATTTTAAGAGAAGCAGTAACGATGTCCCCTTCTATGCCAACATTAAAAATAAAGGATTTGTAAATGATTAAAATAATTTCCACTAAAAACTACGGGACGGGAGGCGTTAAAGTTCTAACGTACGGCCCTGCAGGGATCGGTAAAACTCGTCTTTGTGCTACTGCTCCCAATCCTTTCATAATTTCTGCAGAAGGTGGTTTACTTTCTTTGAGAGAGTATAATATTCCTGCTGTTGAAATTACTTCAGTTGACGGTCTTAACGAAGCTTACAAATGGGTAACTGAGTCTGAAGAAGCAAAACAATTTGAAACAATTTGTCTTGATTCAATTACAGATATTGCAGAAGTTCTTTTAAGTGAGTATAAAAAAGATGAAAAAGATCCTCGTCAAGCGTACGGTCGTCTTAACGATGATATGGCAGAAATTATTCGTTCTTTCCGTGATCTTAAAGGAAAGCATGTATATTTCACTGCTAAGCAAACAAAATTTACTGATGAAAAAACTGGAATTACTTCGTATCTTCCTGGGATGCCGGGTAAAACATTGCTTAACGGATTGAGTTTTTTCTTCGACGAAGTTTTTTGTATGAGAGTTGGTCAGCTTGAAGACGGCACACTATACAAATATCTTCAAACATATACTGATTTTCAATATGATGCAAAAGATAGGAGCGGATCTCTTCCACCTAAAATGAAGCCCGATTTGACAGATGTTTTTAATCGAATTTCAAAAGGACCTAAAGAAACAAAAGGAGGTGAAACAAAAAAAGAAACAGAAACAGAAATAGAAACTGAAACAAAAACAAACGAGTAAAAATGAACGAACGAACAAAACCCAACAAGTAAAAAACAAAAATTAAAAGGAGTAACAAATGGCTCAACTTCCACTTTCATACAATACACCTGATAATAACGAAGGACTTTCTGATTTTACTGCTCTTCCTGCTGATAAATACCCTGTCGTTATTGTCAAATCTGAGTATAAACAGACAAAAGCAAAAAACGGTCATTATCTTCAGCTTCAGCAAAAGGTCATCGATGGAAAATACAAAGGTCGAGTTCTTTTTGAGAACTTGAATCTTGATAACCCGAATCCGACTGCAGTTGAAATTGCAAATAAAGCTTTGAATTCAATTTGTAAAGCCTGCAAAAAAGCTGGGGTCCAAGATTCTGAAGAACTTCACGGGATCCCGTTTTATGCAACTTTGAAAGTTGTTCCTGCAACAAAGACGAATCCTGCTTCAAATCAAGTTGTTTCTTACACTCCGATTGAAGAAGGAGCAACTTTTTCTCAAAACTCCACAACAGAGCAGAGCTCGACGAGTGAAGAAGTAAATTCAGCACCTAAGGAAAAGAAATTACCCTGGGAATAAGTAAGTAATTAAAATCTAGAATAAGTGAGGTGGCGGAATAGGTAGACGCACGATGAGTACTGGTAATCACTCGCAGCCGGAAGCGATACTCTTATCAGGTGATTACATGCAGGGTGCAAATCCTTGCCCTCACTTATTAAAAAGGAAAATAAAATGACTGAATATCTTTTAATGGAAGACGACTGTGCTCCAGATGCCAGGGAATACTTTTGTAAAGACCTCAAAGAGAAGTTCGGGCTTGATTTTGATGACTTCATTAAAAAAGGAATCCGGACTGATCCTGATGAAATTACTATGGAATGGCGATACAAAGGCTATGTCTTGTCTTTCCACGATGTTGATCCATTCTACAAACTTGAAAAGGAATAAATATGAAACTTCTTTGGATCGACGTAGAAACAACTGGACTTGATCCTGTAAAAAATGAAATAATTCAAATAGCAGCACTTCTTGAATGCACTGAAAAACAAATTGGTCAAGAATTTATTACTTACGTTAAACCGACTGACTTTAGTTGTATCGATGAAAAAGCAACTGAAACTCACGGAATTTCAATTGAACAAATGAAATTGTTTCCTGACTCAGAATTTGTATATAAAAATTTTAAAGAGCTCTTGTATAAATGGGTCGATCCGATGAATAAAGAAACTAGAATAACTTTATGTGGTCAAAATGTTCAATTTGACTCGATGTTTATTAATGAATTCTTTAAACGAAATAACGACGAATATTGGAGAGCTTTCGTAACTCCTGGCGTTTTTGATTTAAAAAATTTAACTATCCAATATGAGTTATTTCATGGTAGAAAAATTTTTGATTCTTACAAACTTGGAAGAGTTTGTGAGATTCTTGGAGTCAAACTAAACAACGCTCATGATGCTGTCAGTGACATTCAATCTACTCGTATATGTTGTTTAAAAATCTGGAACGAAATTACAAAGGATATTAAAGGATAACTATGGTCGCTCTAAATGGAATATTTAAAACTACACTTGGAGAAATTGAAAAATTAACTGAAAAACAAGAGCATCGTCCTTATTTAGGAATGAGTCAAATTGGGCATTCATGTTCTAGATACTTATGGTATACATTTAGATGGGCATATGAAATTAATCATTCTGCAAGATTACTACGACTTTTTAATCGAGGACACAGAGAAGAGCCTGCAATTGTTGAGACTTTAAATAAAATTGGAATCATCTGTTACGGTGATCAGACAGAAGTTATAATGGCTCACGGACATTCAAAAGGACACTGTGATGGAATGTCAATCGGAGTTATTGAAGCTCCGAAAACTGTTCATTTGAATGAGTATAAAACAATGTCAGATAAATATTTCAAAGAAGTATGTAAACTTGGAGTAAAAGCTTCTAAACCAATTTATTATGCACAATGTCAAATTTACATGAAAAAATTGAAATTAACTAGAACTCTTTTTATTGCAGTAAATAAAAATGATGATTCTATGTACATAGAACGTATAAAATATAGCAAAGATTTTGCTGATGAGCTTGAAAGAAAAGCTGAAGATATCATTCTTTCTGAAAAACCACCTAAAAAAGAATTTGATTCTACCTGGTTTGAATGCAAGTGGTGTGATGCTCGAGATATCTGCCATTTTGAAGGAATTCCAGAGAAAAACTGCAGAACTTGTGAAAATTGTGATATTTTACCTGAAGGAAAATGGGAGTGTTCTAGACATAGTATTCAACTTGCAACAGGACAGCAGAGAATCGGGTGTGATAACTATCAATTATTAGATTGTTTAAAATCTTGAAAAGGATGATTTAATGTTATCTTTTGATTCAATTGAATCTCCTCAGACAAAATTTGAAGACAGATGGTACCAAGTTGAAGCTGAAAATGCTCTTCTTCGAGATTTACTTACAGATGAAGAATGTCATCCTATCGCAGCAGTTCCAACTGGTGCTGGGAAAACTAAAATTTTAAGTTCTCTTATTTATAAGTATCTGGAATTACGACCTGATCATAATATTTTAGTTCTTTCTCATACTGAAAATATTCTTAAACAAGATCATCAAGCAGTGGAAGAGTTTTTCCCGGGAATCTACATTGGTTTGTATAGCTCTGGTCTCGGTTCTAGAACAATTGAAAAAATTACTGTTGCAGGGATTCAATCAATTTATCGAAAACAGGAGTTGTTTAAGAATTTTAATATTGCAATAATTGATGAAGCGCATTCAGTGCCTACTAAAGGTACTGGGATGTATCGTAAATTCTTTGATCAAGTAAATTTAAGAAGAGTCGGGCTGACTGCAACTCATTTTAGAACAGGGCACGGGTACGTACATAAAGGAAAAGGAGCTCTTTTTAATAAACTTTCGTATGATTTGAGTTCAATGGAAAATTTTAATCGTTTAGTCAATGAAGGGTATTTGACAAAACTTTTTAGTAAGCCTACTGATTTACAGCTGGACACGACTAACGTCAAAGAGTCTGCGGGAGATTTTAATGTAAAAGATCTTTCAGCTCATTTTGATAGAGAGTCAATTACAAATGCTGCAATTAAAGAGCTTTTGAAATTTAGTAAAAATTACAAATCGTGGCTTGTTTTTGCTATTGATATTGATCATGCTGATCATATAAATGAAGAACTTCAATCTTATAATATTAAGTCGAAAGTTCTTCATTCAAGATCAGATGGAGAAAGACATGAAATTACAGATGAATTTATATCTGGAAAAATACAGTGTTTAGTAAGTGTCGGAGTTTTGACGACCGGTTTTGATGCTCCGAATATTGATTTAATTGTTCTTCTTCGTCCTACTAAAAGTCCAGTGCTCCACGTGCAGATGATCGGACGAGGATCTAGAGTTTCTCCGAGCACAGGAAAAACTCACTGTCTTGTTCTAGATTTTGCTGGAAATATTTCTAGACTTGGACCTATAAATGCAGTTAAAATTCCAGAAAAAGGAAAGAAAAAAGGAACAGGAAAACCGATTGTAAAAAAATGTAAAAAATGCGGTTGTTTACATCACCCAACTGTTAAACTCTGCGATGTGTGTGGAACTGAGTTTGATTTTAAAGAACAAATAAAAGCATTTTTTAGTCAAGAAGATGTAATTGCTGTACCAAAAGAAAAAATTGAAGAGTGGATTAATGTTGATGAAGTTTTTTATTCAGTCCATTCAAAAACAAATAAACCAGATAGTTTGAAAGTAATTTATAAATGTGGATTACTTTCTTATAATGAATTTATTTGTCTTGACCATGGAGGGTATGCAACTCATAAAGCTAAAAATTGGATTTCGCATCGGTTAGATTTTATGCCAAAAAATATTTACGAGTTGTACAAAAATTCAAAAAATCTAAAAATACCTTCTAAAATTTTAGTAGATATTTCTGATAAATTCCCTGTAATAAAAGATGTTGAATTTTAATATAAAAATAAAAAAAAAATGTTTACTTTTATAAAAAAATATTGTATACTAACTATAATGGATTAAATGGTAATTCATTAATAATTTTTATTAAAAGGAGAAGTAAAATGGTTGAAAAAGTTAAAGAAGCAGTGAAAGAAGCAAAAAAAGTTGAGGGACCCGAAAAGAAAGCACTGCCGAAGGGAGTCGATCAGAAAACTATCGATATGGCAATGGATGTTGTTAAATCCGGTTACAAAGCAAATCAAGATCCTGACGCCATCAAATCTGCCCTGTTCGGTAAAGGCATTACATTCAGCAAATTGGCTCGAGTCTTCAACTACTGCGCAGTTGAGCTGGGTCTTGAAGTTGATCCGAAAACTCTCAAAGAGAGGATTGAAACTGCAGTGAAAAACGTCAAGTTCAAATATGATGAGCCGTATGAAAATTTGATGAATACTGCTGAAAAGATGGCAGAAGAAATCAAAGGAGCTACAGCAGCTCGTTTCATGACTCTTTTCAAAAAGAAATTTACTGAAGCTGGAAAGGAATTTCCCAGAAAAACTGCTCCTGCACGAGGTCGTATGGGCGTCGTCAACAAAACTGTTATCGATGTATTTGCTGCAAATAAAAAAGCTTCTGAAAAAGAGTTGTTTGAAGCTTTGAAGAAAGTTACAAAAACTGAAAAGAATGCTGCTGATTATACACGACAGTACTATAAAATGGCATATGCTCTTGCGAACGGTTTGACCGCACTGAAAGTTTTGACGATTGTTGCGAAAGAAGGTTCCGGAAAATAATGCACGATCTTATAAGAGATCTTGAGATTTTCCGCAAAATCTCTGTAGACCCTCATCTTCCTGTTTTCTGTGATACAGAGACAACGGAGGATGAGGGTTTATCTTCAGGCGGGCTGTACGGGAAAATCAGATTATTTCAGATTTTTCAATCAACATGGAAAAAAGCTGTTGTAATTGATTGTTTTTTTATACCTTTAAATGAAGTTTTAAATTTACTTCAACCACATCATTTAATTTTTCACAACGGAAGTTTTGATCTTCATACAATTAATTTAAAAACAGAAGAAACTTGGCTTCCGAAAGAATTAGATGATACTCTTTATCTTTCTCGTTTAAAGTATTTTACAAAACAAAAATTCGGATTTTATGAGTGTTTAAAGTACTCTAATAATTCTGATTCTTTAATTGACGGAATTGATAAAAAAGAAGAGCAAAAAAGTGATTGGTCGGGAGCTCTTTCTGATCGACAACTAACGTACGCAGCTGCTGACGTAGTGTATTTAGCTAAACTATACGAATCCGTCAAAGAATTTAAAACTTCAACTGTCTATAATTTAGACATAAATAATTTAAAATATGCTGTAAATTACGCAAGAAATGGTATGCCTGTCAATCAAAATAGAGTTCTTGAGTTAAAAAAAGAATACGTACAAAAATTAGAAGACACATTTAAACAACTTCCACCTGATCTAAACGTTAGATCTTCTAAACAATGTTGTATTTATTTAAACTCAAAGTCTTCTGCTCATGATGTTTTGTTAGAAATGGCTCAAGAAGGCAATGAAAGAGCAAAAAGAATTTCTGATGCTCGTTCATTTTTTAAGTCTCTTGAGTATTTGAAAGCGTATGATAGACCTGTTATTAAGGGATTTTTCAATCCTTGCGCAGCTCTTTCAGGTAGATTTTCATGCACAGGCGGAAATAGATACGATCATGTGAATTTACAGCAAATACCAAATTCTTTACATGATATTGTTGAAGCTCCGGATAAGTACAGAATTGTGTATAAAGATTACTCTGGAATTGAATTAAGAATGGCTGTTGCTTTTACAGGAGAAGAAGTAATGGCTCAAATGATGAAATCTGGCGCAGATATGCATACTGAAACAGCTAAGTACGTTTTTGAAAAAGAAGATATTTCTTATGAAGATCGTACTATAGCTAAAACCTTCAATTTCGGATTAATTTACGGAGTTGGAGTAAAAACAGTTCAATCTATGCTAAAACTTCAAGCAAATTTAGATCTTCCTTTTCAAGAAGTAAAACGATTAATGAATAGGTGGTTTGAATTATATGAAGGTTTTACAGTTTGGCATGATATGCATAAGTATCAATTTAATGTATTTGGATACGTTGATATTGAGACTGCATTGGGTAGACGAATTAGAACTTATTCAATTCCTGATTCTTTGAACTTTCCAATTCAAGGATCTTCAGTTGAAGTAACAAAAGTTTCTATAGGTCTTCTTTATAGTAGATATCCTGAGTTACAAAAAGTTAAACATATTTTGCAAGATGATTACGAAGCGTGTTTAATAAATACAATTCATGATTCTAATATTTTACTTGCAAAAGAAGAAGAAACTGAAAAATGGGGAAATAGATTAAGTGAATGCATGGTAGATGCTTGGAAATACGTAATTTCTGAGTTAGCTGACCCAGAAATTCCGATGCCGCACGGATACGATGCAGGACCTGTGTGGACGTTTCATTAAAAGAAGATAAAAGGAGACAAAATGAGAGCGTACGTAGCTTCGGGATGGTGGGGGAAAGAGCAAGAAAAAGCACGTATACAAATACTTGATGCGTGTAAATTTGCAGAGCTTCAAGTTTACAGCCCAAAAGATGATTTTTTGTACATAAAAGGAAAAACAAATCCACAAGAAGTATTTGAAGAAAATATTAAACAAATAACTAACAGTAACTTAGTTATTGCTTCAACAGTAGATAAGGACATGGGCACGTTATTCGAATGCGGATTTTCTTATAGTATTGGTATTCCACTTATTTACTACTGGCCTGGCGGCGAAGGTCCGTTTAATCTGATGCTAAGTCAAACTGCAAAACAAGTTTGTACTTCATTCGAATTGCTTAAATTTTCTCTTCAAAATGTTATAAAAGACGGATTTGTAAGATATATCGAATACAAAGGAGAAATTGAGTGAAATCTTTGAAATCTTTTAATAATTTAGAAGAATACTTGTCAAAAACAAGACATATGTGCTTATCTGAATACTATACACAAATTTATAAACTTTCGTTTATAAATAGATATACTAATATAATACGTGTTAGAAATGAAGATGTTGCTCAACATTCTTTTTTTGTAGCAGCAATTGTATTAAAACTTTACGATAAGTATATATTCGATTTAGGAAAAGCTTTACAAGCAGCTATTAGTCATGATATTACTGAAGCTGATTTAAGTGATATTACTCATGAAGTTAAATTTAAACATAAAAATCTTGCAAAAGAAATTCAACTTGCAGAAGAAAAAGAAATTCAAAAATATCCAAAAGCTGTAATTGAAGGAGTTCAAATTTTTAACTCAAATTTAGTAGAAGGTCTCGTTGTTAATTACGCAGACGTTTTACAAGTAAATCAATATGTATTAAATGAAATTTCTCTTGGAAATAAAAATATTTCTAAAATACGTATTGAGACAGAAAGACGAATAAATGAATTAAAAAAGGAATTAAAACAATATGAACGATCATGTAACGAAAACTCTTGATGAAAGATCTATAATTTACGGAGATTTTGAAAAAGGAATTGATTTAACTTCAAATCTTCTTAAATTAATTCTTAAAAGGTATCAAGAAGAGCATGGAAAAGAAATGCCAAAATTCTACGAAATTTGTATTTTACATATTTTAATAAAAATAGTTCGAATCGCAGTAACTCCCACTCATCATGACTCCTGGGTTGATCTTTCTGGATATGCAAAAAGAGTTTCTACTATTGTACGTCAGATAAAAGAAATACATAAAGGAAAATAAAGGAGACAACTAATGCCTGTAAATGAAAATTTACCTGATATTAAATTACCAGTACAAATTAAAAATTTTGAAGTTCCAGTTACTTACTTTTTTGAGCATCTTGAAATAATTTCTGTTGAATTACTTAACGCACCTTCTATTGAAGATCTTCTTGAGTACATTCCAAGATGGGGGACTGCTACTTGGCAAGATAAGCCTCATGATGAGTATTCAGACGAAGAAAGACTTCAAATTTTAAAAGATCTTTTTGAAGGAAATTTACTGCCTTCTGCTATGGAAACAATTGGTTTAGTCTTTCTTATTTCAAATATTGATCTTGTAGATGTAACTCATCTTTTAAGACATCGTACAATGTCATTTTCAGCTGTCTGTACAGCAGATCGAGACTTACGACACGACTCATGTCTTGTAAAAAATTCAATACTTAATTCAAAAGAATTTTCAAAAAGATATGTGCAAATTGTTTCAATGGCAAAACAATTATACGCAGATATGGTTGATTCAAATGAAGTTTCTCTTCTTGACGCAAGAACAATTCTTCCTCGATGTTTAGAAAATCATTATTATTGTAGAGTAAATATTAAAGATGCTCTTCATTTTATTCGTCAAAGAATTGATCGTCAAATTCAGCCTGAATCAGACAATATCATTGCTTTACAGATGTGGATTGAAATTGTTAAAAAATATCCATTTATAAAAAATATGATAGATGTAAATCGACCTGATTCTTTCTATGTTCAAACAGTTCCCACTGGTCGTAGTTCTAACATTTATATGCCTGAAAAACCCAGAAATGATATTTTTGAATACAAGCCTGAGTGGTTTTTATACAAAAAAGAACGAAAAGAAATGTCAGGAGGAGAAAAATTTGTAAATTTATGGAATACTCTTGTGGAGGAACTTAATGAAATCGATTCTTAAAAAACATGAAGAACTTCAAAATTTAATGGTTTTAAAAGGAAAACAAAAATTTCCAATTGAACACGAGTCGACTATCAAAGAAACTGCAGAATTTTTCTGGAGTACTTTACGTCATTTATCAGATGAAGTTCAGGAACTGACAGAAGAACTTGTTCATCCTCCTTCTAAACTAATTTCAAAACCGTGGAAAACTGGATATAAAGAAGCTGTTCAAGAAACTTATATAAGTACTCAGTATGTTAAAGAAGAAGCAATTGATGTTTTATGCTTTTGTATGAATATTTTAATCGGAGCAGGAATTACTTCTGAGACAATTGATGACGAGTACAATAAGATACACGATAAAATTATGAGTAGAATTGAATCTAATTACTAATTGTGTAAGTTATTGATATTATTATATAAAATAAGGTTTAGCAAAAAATATTTCATTTAATAAGGATAAAATATTCCTAATATAATTATATTAGGAATATTTGTATCGGTCTCTGTCAGCTGTCTATAGATTCAATTTTAAAATATTTTATACTCAAGACCATAAATTTACAGGAGAATTAAAATAATGCAATATATCAGCATCGTACATGAACTTAGAATGACTTCTGGAACAAGAGGCAAACAAAGAATACTTAAAAAATACGAAGACAATGAAATTTGGAAAAAAATTCTTATTGCAACGTATGATACAAGAATTACGTATAATGTAAGTTCTCCTTCTTCTCTTGAATTTAACGAATCTCCAATAGAAGATGATTTCTTTGAGAGTTTGAAAAAATTATCTACAAGAGAAGTTTCAGGGAAAGCAGCAAAAGAACTAGCTTTTGAAATGTCAGAAAAATATGGTGAAATCTTTCGTCTTGTATTGAACAGATCAATTAAAGCAGGAATTTCTAGTACAACAATAAATAAAGTGTATTCTGGATTAATCACAGTATTTAAATCTATGAAAGGTCAAGATGTTCCTATTGAAGAATTTCCTGTAAAATCTTCAATAAAATTTGATGGAGTAAAAGTTTTTGCTTTTGTAAGACCCGAAGGAATTACTTTGACTTCTAGTTCTGGAGCAGAATTTATTTTATCTTCTTTAATTGATGAAATGTCTGAAGCAACTTACGGAGTATACGAAGGAGAACTGACAAGTAAAGAAGGAAAGCAAGTAAATAGAACTTCTATTTCTGGGCAGTTAAACAGTCTTCTTGCAGGAACAAAAACAGATCTTGAAGAATATAAATATAACATTTATGATTATATTCCACTTGATGAATGGGATGCTAAAGTAGGAGTTTCCACTTTTTTAGAGAGACAACAAATGCTCGCTGAATCGTTTAATTTCGGTATTCAAGATTCTTTACATGTCAAACAAGTTGATCACGAAGTTCATGTGTCTATTGAAGATGTTGAGCAATACTTCGATAAGTTAATTTCAAACGGATACGAAGGTTCAATCCATAGATACGATGATGATGTTTACGAATGGAAACGAGTTCCTCGTTTAATAAAGAAAAAGACAATCAAAGAATGTGTTCTTAATTGTACTTCTGTAATTCCACACTCGAATCCTGTAAAGGGTAACGTAGGTTCTCTGTGCTGTAGTGGGACAATTCACGATAAAGATGTTGGAGATGTATTTATTGAAGTTCATGTAGGGAGTGGATTATCAAAATTTGATATTCAACGATCTGAAGAATATTTTATTGGAGAAAAAATTGAAGTCTTGTATAATACTGTGATTGAATCAAATGGAAAGTACTCTTTATTTTTACCGAGATTTAAAAGAGTTGCAAGTTGTTAACATAAATAGTCTAAGTTATTGATATTATTATAAATATTTAATAAAATAAGGTTTAGCAAAAAATACTTTATTTAAAAATGTATAAATATTCCTAATAATAATATATTAGGAATATTTAAAAAGTTCTCTATCAGCTGTTTATGAACTCAAAAATAAAATATTTTTAAGTCTAAACCTTAAATTTACAGGAATAAAGGAAAATAATGAAAATCATCGACCAGAGCCATGAAATTATCAACCTGCCGAGCAATCTGCTTCAGGTCATCGAGGCGGCCGGCCGCACCTGTTATAAATCCGAAGACAAAATCACATCTGATTCCGCTACCAGATTTGTGGCCCGCATGCGAGACTGGAGCCACCATGCCATGATTGAATTTGGAGACATCACTATCAGGTTTATTACCAACAGGGGCGTGACCCATGAGCTGGTGCGGCACAGATTATGTTCTTTCGCTCAGGAGTCAACGAGATATGTGAAGTATGACGGCGGGATGGAGTTTATCAGGCCGGTGTGGTGTTCTGATGAACTTATCGGAATTAATTTGAAAGGATTAAGAACTAAAAATATATCCAAACAAGAACTGAAATGGTTAGATGCTTGTTATAACGCTGAATGTTGTTATCTGTCTTTATTAGAGGATGGATGGAGACCTGAACAAGCCAGGGAAGTTCTGCCCAATTCCCTGAAAACCGAAATCGTGGTCAAAGCCAACATCCGCGAGTGGCGGCATATGTTTACGCTGCGGTGTGCCAAAAAAGCACATCCACAGATTAGGGCGTTGATGGTGCCGTTATTGGCAGAACTGAAAACAAAAGTGCCGGTAATCTTCAACGATATATATCCATAAAAGGAAACTGAAATGGACTGCGATTACCAAGACAACTTAAAACCAATCTGGAAGAAAGAGTTTGAACTGTACGATATTGTTACAGTGTATGATCGTTGTAGGTTTGCTATTCCACTCAAAGCAAAGAGAGTTGAATTTTTCATCAATAAATAATGGGGTTGGGTTCGTGCTGCATGAATCTAATCCCATAGAGTATCCAAAAGGAAGCATCAACGTATGTGAACATAAATCTAAGATTAGAAAAACAAAGGAAATTGAGATGGCACACGAGGAGCTTAAAAAACAGTGGGAGAAAGACGTTAAACACCTTGGCGGTACAGCCCACACATATTGGGAATGGCGTGATCCTAATGATGATAACAAAAACTGGAACCCATGTGATCCTACTTCACCAAGGTTTTTTAGTAATATTGAATACCGCCGCAAACAACAGCCCTTCCAGCCTGAATATTTCTCCGGCCTGAATTGGCGGGAGGCTGAGAAGCTGGTGGGGAAGGTTGTGGAGTACTCAAAGGATGGAGGATATTGGCAAGGTCCTGGCACATTAATCAAGGTCTCTACTGTTGTTGGTGATTATCAAAGATTTTTAAGTAACCTGTGTTGGTGGACATACGTTCGCACAACACCCGAAACATACGCCCACCCAACCATCACCATAGGCGGGGTGAAGTTGCCAAGGCCGGAGCATATAGAACCATTCGCTGGCACTCATTATTTCTCTGTCGATAACGGGAATGTGGTTAAGCGTGTTTGGAGTGCTTGCCCATACGATATGGAAAAGCTAATGGCTGGGAATGTCCACCGCACAGAATCCCGTGCCCAAGCATGGGCCGACTGGTGGAATAATGTTGTCATGGCGGCGGTGAGAGGGGGTGAGTGATGAAGGTTTTAGAACAGGCTTTACGACAATACCGGCACAACAACAGTGATAGTTTTGTTTTTGGCTATGATAAAACGGAAACAGACAAGATAGTATCGGGTCTGATTGATGCGCTGGGAGGATTGGAGAACCAGCAGGAATACCAGAAGCATGAGTTTTGTCATGCCATAGTATGCAAAGCTTTAGTAGGTAATGACCGCGAATCCTGCGAGGCATATGTCTGTCATGCCAGAGTCCCAGGGTTCATTGAGTAGCTGAAAGAAAACGGATACCGGATTGTCCGGATTGTCCGGATAACAAGCGGTAGTGGCTGATACACAGAACAGCATAACTGCTTATTGGCTCGCGGATGACCGCCGCCAATCACAACGCTGCTGCGGGCCGCGCCGCAGAGCGAACCAAGGAAAACAAAAATGAGTGGAAAATACCCAAAAATAATTGACGGCGAAGGTGTCGAAATAAACATAAAAAAGAATGAATTATTAGATTTTGCATGTTGTGACTGTGGGCTTGTGCATACTTTTGCATTTACCATTGAGGGCAATGGCAACTTAGGCCTTGCTTTACAGCGGAACCTGGAAGAAACAGAGAATTTAAGATTAAGAGAGTTTGGCGAACTGCATAGCATAGGAGGCCCGTGGCGATTGATAAAGACCCCTACAAAAAAGGAAGGCTGCACTTGCCAATCTTGCGGTAGGAAGTATGGGATAGATTTAATTGTTCCTGATGATATGTGGGAAAAAATCAAGCCGAACGGCAAGAATGAAGGGGCAGGATTGTTATGCGGAGCATGCATAATGAACCGGATAGAAGATATCCAAGACTATGGCTGCATAAAAACAACTGAATCACCAATAAAAAGTTAGAGACGGGTGGCACAAAAAGCCGGGCCACCGCTCAACTTTGCATTAGCTCTGAGATAAACCATTTGTTAATAAATTAATGAACCGGCCCAGCCGGTTATAAGGAGGAAGGAAATGGAAACTTTTATAGACAAAATTGAAAGCTGTGGTTTCGAGTGCGAAGCAGGGAACATTGAGAAATCAAACGATTGGGCCAAGTTAAAAGACAGGGCAAATTTGTGGATCGTGTTAAAGCGGGGGCAAAACATTTGCCATACCGCGGGTAAAGGTGGATGGAGGTTTACAGCCTGCACTAGCAAGGAAGAGGCTGAATGGTTGGCAGATCTGTACAACAAAGAGCGTTATAGTGGGCGAAAAATATGTGGAGTTGCGCACTTGCTTGATGTTAACCGCTAATCAAGACATTAACCCGGACTAACGCCGGTTATGTCCACATTAGCTCCGGGATAACCCTTTGCTAATAAATTAATGAACCGGCCCAGCCGGTTATCAGGAGGGAAGATGAAAAAATATGTACAAAAGGTTTGGTTAAATTCTACAGAATCAGCTTCAACAGGATCTGTCTCGGTGTACGATGGACCACTTAAATATAAAGATGGTATGGAAGAAGTAAGAGATTCTTTTATCGAAGTAAAGGATTGCCATAACGGTATTAGACTGCACCGAACGTATGAAGATTCCGAGCAAGATTTTATAAATAAAGCTATCAAACTTAGGGATGTTTTGAGCGATTTTATTGCCCATTTACATGCTGTCAAAAATGCGGAATAAACCAGCTAATCAGCTCATACACTGGATGCAAAGGGCCGCACCAGTGATGTGCGTATTACAGGGGCTGCGCATCTGACACGCGGGAGAGGGAGGTATGATGGATCTAAATAAAATAAAAATCGGACACTCGCCTCTTACGGACACTATCTTTCTGTATAGGCATGTAAAGGACCCTGCCATGGCGCTGGACAAGCGCTAAGCAGAGGCAGATGTCATGTCGGCATTGGTTCGACATATGATGCACGACGCCCCAAAAGGATCGGAAAAAGTTGTTCAGCTTGGCAACAAAAAATACAAAATAAGGGTTACTCCGGAAAAGGGGGAGGATGAATAATGACCTTAAAAGAATTGATTCAAAAAACCAACAGTGCCAGAGAATACGCCATGGAATGCGGTGTGTCTTTAGATGACATTGATGTTTCTTTGCAGAAGAGTGGAGACAGGCAGTGAAGGACAATTGGGCTCCACCCTATGGAAGATTATGTGGTACTGATCTCTGCAATAAATTACGTGGGTATAAAATAGAGGAGAAAAAGGCATGTCAGACATGATAGCTGCAATAGCCTATGACGAAAGTATGTACGAGCGCAGGTGTAAAAAATTTAAGGAAAACCCCCGATACATAACGACAGAGTACGGTATCCGTGGTTTGGATATCTATGGGGCTCACGCTAAAGAATTGGAAAAAAGAGACTCAACCCCCAGTAAGGAGGGGCACAGAATGCAAAGATATTGGATAAATCAGCCGTCAGGTCTGCAGAAGTTTCATAAGTACCATGGGCAGCGCGTCTTGGCAACTACACAATTACAGCACAAGGGGTTCTGTGTATGTTACTTCACAGAGGGGGATGTCTTCTCTACGGAGATCGAGGTATCTGCTTTGAGTCCCGGTTGGCCGGAAGAAAGAGGTGAAAAGCAAGAGGAAGACAAAGCACAAGATCCACTGAAATGCCCCTTACTGCTATGGGCGCAATTTCATACCTCAAGTTCTGTTATGAAAACACCTCAAGAAAAATACCAAAACGACTCAAAGTACCGAAGGCTGGTAGATGCTATAGAGGGGCTAATTCATCAGGCAGAGTTCACTCCATCTGAGGCGCGGGAAGCTGCGATGTTTGCGTGTATACTTTACGAAGAACGCAAGCAACCCAGGTCTATGTTTATTCCTAAAAGATGTTTGGGCCCGGATTTCGAACTCTCTAAGCAGGAGGGTTTTCCATTTAAAATCAAATACCCCGAGGATGTATCCTGGGGAAAGGACGGCGAGATCGATGATTAATTCAGATATAGCTCAGATTGGTATTCTGGCTTTCAGCCTACCAGCTGCTTGGATTGTATCCCGCCCTGAAACCTGGAGAAGGTGGGCATTTATTCTAGGTTTTTTGGGGCAACCATTCTGGTTTATCACTGTAACTGCAAACGGGCAGTGGGGTATCCTTATACTCTGTATCTGGTACACCTACTGCTGGGGGCAGGGAATATGGTTTTACTGGGTAAAGACTTGGTTGTTAGGACATACCTTTGCAGCGGTAGGGCCGAGAATAGTCTGTGCCGCCTGTATGTTCCCAAGTGGAAGAATTATACCATCTATCCGGCATTTTGATGATTTCATGTTCGATGCCCTCAGAGGCACCTACCCGAAGGAAGGGCAAGCAGTCCAGGGATTTGTGGATCAGTTTGGCAAATTCTATACCCGAGAGGAGGCCTGGAATTTAGCAAAAAAAAATAGGCAGATACTTCGCCGCGTAGGTGGGGACGGTAAGAGACTCTATTCAGAGAATTTATATTAATTTGTTAAAAGGAGGTACCATGCCGTTACTTTGCAACAGGGATATATCCCAACAGTATTCAGAGTGCTCTTTCTTTTTGTATCGATCTGACGTTATTGCAGCTTTTGCACACTGGATCGTAAAACAAAGCCCCTACGATGTTCCGCATCAGCAATGTGTTGATGATAAGATGTGTCATGAGTGTGCCATGAAAGCAAAGTATGGCGAGTACGGGAGAAAGGAAGGTGAATTGATGGTAGCAATCACAAGAGTTTTTGAAATTTGCAACGCATATGAAAGCGGGTATGGCCACGGATATGAGCATGACGGCCATGACGATGATTATTACCACAGC